GCCTGCCTGATTCTTCGGATGACGGCAGGTTTTTCTGTATAATGTAGGGAAATTACATGGCTAACGAAAAAGACGGATTATTTGGAAACGCGGGTGAGATCTACTTTGAAGCTGTTGAGGGCGAAAGTGGTCTTGACTTAACGCTTGAGGAATCCATTCGTCTTCAGTTTGTAGGTTTAGTTCAAGATCGCTTTGCACAAGCAGAGTCAGCAAGAGAATCAGATGAAGCTAGATGGCTACAAGCCTATCACAACTTCCGTGGACTCTATGGTAAGAACGTAAAGTTCCGCGAGTCAGAAAAGTCTAGAGTATTTATCAAAGTCACAAAGACTAAAGTAATTGCAGCATTTGGTCAGTTAGTAGATGTAATGTTCGGAACAGGTAAGTTCCCTATCGGTGTTAAAGAAACAAAAATACCGGAAGGTGTGTCAACGTATAGACACCTAGACATGGCTCCTAACATTGAAACAAGCGAACCAGAAGCTAAAGAACCAGAAATAGAAGAAGAAAAAGTACTAGACCCCTTTGACGTAGGCTACGAAGGTGACGGAAGAGTACTGAAAGCAGGAGCAACTTTCTCAACAGGTGAAAATGCTTTTGAAGACGCAATAAAAGAAGCAGAACTTGAATTTAAAGACGGTGTACATCCAAATCCACAAGTTTTAGAAATAGCTCCTGCTAAAGATGCAGCACGTTTAATGCAGAAACTTATACACGATCAGATCGAAGAGTCTAACGGGTCTTCTGAACTACGTAATGCGCTATTTGAATCTGCTTTGTTTGGTACAGGTATTGTTAAAGGCCCGTTTAACTTCAACAAAACACTTAGTCGTTGGGAAAAAGACGAAGAGACAGGCGAAAGAACGTACAATCCGCTATCTGTTCGTGTTCCGCGCATTGAGTTTGTTTCTATTTGGGATTTCTTTCCCGATCCTAATGCTACTACTATTGAAGAGTGCGAATACACGTTTCATAGACATAAATTAAACCGATCACAGCTTAGAAACCTAGCTAAACTTCCGCATTTTAGCAAAGATCAGATTCGTGAGTGCTTAACGATGGGATCAAACTACGTTGAGAAAGACTACGAGTCTGAATTGAAAGATGATCACCGCAATGAAGACTACGGCAGTGGTTTATTTGAAGTTTTAGAATACTGGGGAGTCATGGATGCTCAATACGCAAGAGAAGCAGGCATGGACATCCCTGATGAAGTGGATGACCTAGATGAAGTACAAGTTAATGCATGGATTAGTAATGGTAAGCTGTTACGTGGCGTTGTTAATCCATTTACTCCGTACAGACTCCCATACAATGCCTTTCCTTACGAGCGTAATCCTTATTCTTTCTTCGGTATTGGCGTTGCTGAAAATATGGATGACTCTCAACAGATAATGAACGGACACGCACGTATGGCAATAGACAACCTAGCGTTGTCAGGCTCTATAGTCTTTGACGTAGACGAGTCTGCTTTAGTTGGCGGGCAGTCAATGGAAATATATCCCGGAAAAGTCTTTAGGCGACAGTCAGGAATGCAAGGTCAGTCAATACACGGCTTAAAGTTCCCTAACACTACGCAAGAAAACTTACAAATGTTTGATAAGTTCCGTCAGCTTGCAGATGAGCAGACCGGAATACCTAGTTACTCGCACGGACAGACAGGCGTACAGAGCATGACTCGTACAGCGTCAGGCATGTCGATGCTTCTAGGTGCAGCAAGTCTTAATATTAAAACAGTTGTTAAGAACGTAGATGATTTTTTGTTGAAGCCTTTAGGTAAAGCTTATTACCAGTGGAACATGCAGTTCTTTGAAGGCGAATTAGATATTGAAGGCGATTTAGAAATTAACGCAATGGGTACTAACAGCCTAATGCAAAAAGAAGTTCGTAGTCAGCGTTTGACCATGTTCTTACAAACCGCACAGAACCCCGCTATTGCACCGTTTGTTAAAATCTCTAAGATTGTTAGTGAACTTGCATACAGTTTAGACTTAGATCCTGATGAGATACTCAACGATCCTGAAGAAGCTGCAATCATGGCACAGATCATAGGAGCGCAAAATGCTGGACAAGCAAATGGCAGCGAGGCTGTCACCCCTGACGAGCAACAAGGAGCTATGGGAGGCGCTCAAGGAGCATCTCAACAACCTCAAGGACTTGGAGCTACAGGGACTGGCGGTGGCAACATTGGAACTGGAAGTGTTCCGCAAGCAGGGGAAAGTGAGTTCTCTGGTTAATTTAATGCAGCTTAAAGACCAAGTTGGCGAAGCTAAACAACGAACAGAAGGTTCTTAATTATGAATAAAATGTATAACATGGGTGGCGAAACCGCTGACGATAAGCGTTACAGAATGCAAATGCAAAAGAAGCGCGGCTCGTATGACGAAGGTGGTGGAGCTGAAATGTCTGATGTTGATAAGTTTATAAAATTAAACGCTGATTTAGACGCAGCCCAACAAAAATACAAAGGCAATTCTGAAGCTTTAGAAAACGTAGCTCGACATCGCCGTGATATTGAAAATAGTTTTAGCTCAGAAACCCGCGCCGAAGCGTTTCAAAAAATGGATGCAGATGCAGAAGCCCTTGATTCAAGTGAACGAAGAAACAAGCAACAGACTATTCAAGATTCTGGTGCGGGTCTTCTTGAAGAAGTTCGCAACCGCAGGAGCATGGGCGGTGAAATGGATGACCGTGAAGGCTACGCTTCTGGCGTTTCACTTGTTAACTATTTTATTAAGTCTAAAGAAGGCCAAAGCATTATAAAAGATCTAGTAAAAGGCGTAGATAAGCCTCTTAAAGCTGATGCTAGAGTGGCTAAAGTTCTCACAGACGACTACGATTCGGTTGATTTGCAAAGAATGGCTGAAGCTTTAGCAACAACTGTACAGGCAAATACAAAATACAGTGCTGACGGTGTAGCTTCTTTAACAACAAACAAGTCAAATATTGTAAACGAAGCAGCCAATCAAGCTAATATAGGAATCAGTGGGACTAGCCTTAAAACAATAAGCCCTCAAGCTTTAGAAACTATGCTATATTTAAACAATCAAGGAGCAGGGGGAGGCAAGTCTAAAGGGATTTTAAATACTATTGTTCAGTTTAAAAGAGCCTTAACAGAAAAACCAAGTTTAATGTCTGGGTATACTCCTGATATTTCATCAACTGGAAAAGGAAAAAAAGCAGTAGGGCAAGGAATTGTAGCAGGAACAGGAGTAGGAATTGTAGCAGGAGCAGGTGGAGTATTGCTTTTTGCAGACGAAGACAAAACTGAAAAATCAGTTGAAGCTCCAATGTCAGAAGAAATTGAAAAAGATGCAAAAACTTTAGAAGCCGAAAACTTTGATAGGGTATTCAGTAAAAAAATAAAAAATGCTGAAAAAGGACAGACTTCATATATGTATAAGCCTTTAGATCCAGACGCGCCTGAAAGAGAAATTGCACTTGAACTTGAAGCGGGAGACACTAAGCTAGTTCCAAAAAACAAAGGCGGCATGATGAAGTACGCTGAAGGCTCTATGCTTATGCCACCCGAAATGGAAATGGAAGAAGACATGCCTGAAGATACCTACGACAACATCCCAGAAGATGAGATGGATGCTGTAGAAGCTTCACAGCTTCCAGACTCAGAAATGGAAGAGGACTACACAGGCTATGTATTAGGGCAGTCTTTAGACACAGAAGAACAAGATTATTTAATGGGCGTTCTAGAAACAGACGAGCGTTTAAGTGGCATCTTTGACAAGGTTATGGATGTTGCAGGAGAATTTGCCGGAGAAGGAGCCGTAGAAGGCCCCGGAACTGGCACATCAGATTCGATACCCGCAAGGTTGTCGGATGGTGAATTTGTTTTCACCAAGAAAGCCACCGATCAAATGGGTGCGGATCAGCTACAAACTATGATGGACGATGCTGAACGTGCTTATGATGGTGGTTACATGAAGAAAGCATTCGGAGGTTTAACTAGCGAAGACGATATAAAAATGTCTTCTTATGACAGTGATGACGAAGTTAAGAAACAAATGGTCACTGCTAACCGGATGCCAAGCGTAAGATAACGATAAAGCCACTTTATTAATTTAAACCCTTTATCACAAAATATAATCCAGAGGCCACCTTGAAGTATCAAGACCCTATATTACAAACGCGAGTAATATAGCCACCTTGAAAGACTAGCAAGCCCCAAAAGGAGAGTGACAAGATGAGTAATGTAACAGAACAACTTGATGAACCCGAAGCCAATCCATACAATTCTCGAAAGGCATGGCACACAGAAGACGCACCCAGTCGAGGATCAGCAGATGGGCTATACCAAGAAGAGACACCTAAGAAGGCTACCCGCAAAGCGGCCCCTGAAGAGGAAGCTCAGACAGGTACTACAAATTATAAGAAACGATACGATGATCTAAAGAAACATTACGATCAGAAAATTGCAGACTTTAAGCAGAAAGAACTACAACTTACAGCAGCGGCAACAGAAATGCAACCTGCATATGCCCCGCCTAAGTCAGCCGAAGATCTTGAAAACTTTCGTGAGCAATATCCTGATCTATATGAAACCGTAGAAACTGTTGCACACTTACAAAGTGAACAACAAATGCAAGCTTTAAAAACTAAAATGTCTGTTCTTGAAGAACGAGAATTAAACATACAGCGAAAAGAAGCTGAATCTACACTACGCTCACGGCATCCTGATTTTGAGGATATACGAGGCGATGATAAGTTCCACGAATGGGCTAAAGAACAACCTGAAGTAATTCAAGGTTGGATCTATGAAAACCCAGACAATGTTAATTTAGCAGTCAAAGCTATTGATCTTTATAAAATGGAGAACGGCATCAAGACAAGTAAGAAGCAAAAACCGTCTAAGTCACAATCTTCCAACTCTTCAGCAGCAGATATGGTATCTACAAGAACTACTCGCGTAGATTCTAAGCAGCCAAAGATTTGGACACAACGGGAAATTGCAGCTTTGTCTATACAACAATATGATAAGTTTGAACAAGAAATTGATTTAGCTATCATGGAAGGCAGAGTGCAGTAACTACTTATTGTCTTTTTTAGGAGTAACACAACATGGCTTTTAACCAATCGGACGCTCTATTTGAGCAAGGCACAGACACTAACGGTAACTTCGGTAACTCAGTATCTGGTCAAACTAACAGTTTCTTTCTTCCTTCGATTTACTCGAAGAAAGTTCTTAACTTCTTTCGCAAAGCTTCTGTAGCTGAAGCAATTACCAACACTGATTACAGTGGTGAGATTTCGTCTTTTGGTGATTCTGTAAAGGTTATCAAAGAACCAGTAATTACTGTTTATCAGTATGAGCGTGGTGCAGACGTAACTCAAACTAAGCTAACTGACCAAGAAATTACTTTGGTTGTTGACGTAGCCAACGCATTTAAATTCATCGTTGATGATATTGAAACTGCAATGTCTCACGTTAACTTTAAAGAAGTTGCTGCTTCTTCTGCTGCTTACGCATTGAAAGATGCTTTTGACGCAGGTGTAATTGCGAAGATGATCGCGGGCGTTTCAGCTTCTAGCCCTAACCACATCCTTGGTAGCGACAATGCTACTGACCTAGCCGCCGGAACTTTTGACGGTACTGGTAACTTGGATATTGGTTTTGGAACTAATGAGCATGATCCTCTTGATCTTATGGCGTACATGGCCCGTCTTCTTGACGAGCAAAGCATTCCAGAAGAAGGTCGTTGGTTCTTGGCTCCACCTAGCTTTTACGAGCAGTTGTCTCAGTCTAGCTCTAAGCTAATGTCTGTAGACTTCAACGCAGGCCAAGGCTCTATCCGTAACGGTCTAGTATCATCTGGCAAGCTACGCGGCTTTGACATGTACAAGTCTAACAACATTGCTACTCCAAGCAATGCTGCGGGTCAAGTACTGTCTGGTCACATTAGCTCCACTGCAACTGCACAGACTATCACAAGCACTGAGGTCATCCGTGATCCAGATAGCTTCGGTGACATCTGTCGTGGTCTGCACGTATATGGTGCTAAAGTATTACGTCCTGAAGCAATGGTTTCAGCGTTCTACGGTATCGACTAAGTAAGTAACTAGAGATGGGGGTGTAAAAGCCCCCTGATCTTTATAAGAGGTATTTATGCCACTAGTAGGAAGCGACAACAAGCCTGTAATGATTAAAGGAAACAGCAAGAAAAGAATCCTTGGAGACACAGGTAACTGGTACAAGCCAGAGAATAAAAAAAAATACGAAGATAACTGGGACGCTATTTTCGGAAAGAAAGAAACTGAAACTAAATCAAAGGCGCAATAATTTATGGCAACAACCTACCTTGAATTAACTAATGAGCTTCTACGAGAACTCAATGAAGTTGCCCTTACATCAACAACTTTCGCATCCGCGTTAGGTGTTCAACAACATGTCAAAGACTCAGTAAACCGCGCTTACTTTGATATTATAACTGAAGAACCACAATGGCCTTTTCTAGCTTCGGCAGAAAGTGGTGAGACAGATCCCATGTACGGCAACGTATATGTTGAGACTGTTGCAGGCACAAGATTTTATGAACTAAAACCCGCTAGTTCAAACATTACAACGGATTTTAGTTCAATAGACTGGGACAACTTCTACATGACCACCGTAGGTGTCTCAGGTGAAGTAGCTCCTTATGTAGCTAGAAACTTACGCTTTATGACTATAGAAGCTTGGAAAGACTTTCGCAGAATTTCGGAGAACTTAGATGATGCAGACTCTCAACAATTTGGTGTACCTAACGCTGTTATACGTAGCCCTGACTCTCGCAAATTTGGACTCAGTCCCATTCCTGACAAGGTCTACCGCGTCTGGTTCTACGCTTGGGATCTTCCTTCAAGACTCTCTGGACACGGAGACACTATAGTTTTTCCAGATTTGTATACGGGCGTTCTACAAGCTAGAGCTAGGTACTACATCTGGCAGTTTAAAGATAACCCGCAAGCAGCAGCTTTTGCACTAGAAGATTATAGAAAAGGTTTACGCAGCATGCGCTCTAATCTTATTGAGCCAGTACCTGCGGATATTAAAGATGACCGGATGAGGTTCGTTTAATGGCTGCTTCACAACCCTTTGGTATTTCATGCAGAGGTGGTTTAAATACTAACCTTAATCAACTTGAAATGCTCGCACAGCCCGGAGTTGCTACAGAGTTATTAAACTTTGAAGTTAATCCAGATGGCGGGTACAGACGTATAAACGGTTACTCAGCTTTTGGTGATACTCGACCTAACGGTGGTAATCGTATTCTTGGTGTGCAAGTATATGCAGACGGAGTAATTATTTGTAGTGGCGTTGGAATTTTCTTTAGTCAAGATGGCGAAACTACTTGGTTACAGATTAACAAAGCAAGCGTTGCAAGTGGAGGAGATAACTTCTCAACTTTTTCAGGCCGCAGTGCAGACGATAGAACTGCACAAGCTCAAACATCTTTTGCAGTATTTGAAGGAAACACCGATTACGGCTCAGTTGTTATTACTGACGGAGTTAATAAGCCTTTTCTTTTTAAAATGACAGGAACAGGAACTTTAGCTAACCGTACATTTTTTGCAGAAGAAGTAACTGTTAGCGGAACAACAGCACCGACCACATGCGCTATACACAATAATCACTTAGTTGTAGCAGGCGCACCAACCGCAAAGAACACAATCTTTTATAGCTCAACACTTGATCCATCTAGTTTTTCTGGTTCAGGTGCAGGCAGCATCTTATTGCCAGACCAAGTAGTAGGCATCAAAAGCTTTCGTGATGACTTAATTATCTTTTGTCGCAATAGCATACACAAGCTTATCAACATTACTAGTTCTTCTAACATTGCAATTGTTCCAGTTACTAAAAACGTAGGTTGCTTGAGTTCACATAGCATCCAAGAGATTGGCGGTGACTTGGTGTTTCTTTCACCGGATGGCATACGTTCAGTAGCAGGTACAGCACGTATTGGTGACGTTGAATTAGGATCAGTAAGTCGGCAAATACAGTCTGTAATATCTACACTTGCAAAGTCTGTAAATACTTTTACGCTTGCTAGTACAGTACTCCGAAGCAAATCACAATACAGATTATTTTTTAGTCAGGTTGGTGGTGCTTCGTCTATTGCGCTTGGAATTATAGGAACATTAACACCTAACGGTTTTGAATGGTCTGAAACAAAAGGAATACAAGCAACAGGTCTAACATCGGGCTTTAACAAAGATGGCGTGGAAAAAACATTTCACGGAGATAGCAAAGGCTATGTTTATAACCATGACTCAGGCAATGCATTTTCTGATGATGGAACAGCTTTTAATATTTCAGCAAAATATAGCACACCCAATTATGATTTTGGAGACATCGGAACTCGAAAGACTTTGTACTACGTTAAAATATCTGTGTCTCCTGAAGGCGAGATACT